CTTGTTACAGGAAACTTAAATGAAGTTACTTCAGAGAAACCAGGATACTTTTTCCAAGATTCTGGTACTTGAAAAGTTACTAATGGTTCCCCAGTTTCTGGGTCATTATCAATAAGTTCTTGATTATATGGGTCTTGCCATAGTTGTGTTGGTCTAATAAAAGGTGTTGGGTTTTCTAATGCTAACTTACCCCATACACGGAAAGTATTTGTTGTTGCTTGAACGAATGGTGCCATAAATGCAACTGTTGCAGCAAAGTTAGAATACCTTTTAACTGTATAAAGTATACGGTTAGTTTCTTTTAATGCTTCACGATGTGCTGCTTTTTCAACTGCTGCTATTTCTGTATTACTTGGTGCAACACCTGTACGGTTTTGTTTAGCAATTAATGCTTCACCACCACGTTGGATAGCAGATTGATATACGTTATCGTAGAATGGATGACGTACAAAAGCATCTTCAGGCATTGAACCTAAGTATTTAAATGATGTATTAATGAAGTCATTGTATAAATCTTTGATATTTCTATCTAAAGGTTTACCTACTATTTCACCATAAACAGGTGATAGTTGGTCACCAAGTTGACCCATACGTGCTTCAAGTTCATATGCTGAAGGTATCTTTTCGTATGGTTTACTTGCAATATCAAACCTTACGCTAACATCTGGGAAGTAACTTTGTATTTCATTCCATCTATCAGCAATATAGTTATCAACATTGTATGCTGATTTTTTATTTTCTAATGTTGGATATTCAACTTTAGTGTTACGGAATTCTTTTTGTGCAAGTCTATCGTTAGATGTAAACCACATTTTAATTTTGTTAAGTTCACTTCTAACATATCTAGGTCCACGATTAATATCGATAAGTAACATTCTTCGTGTAACTTCTGCTTCACGTAACTGTCTAGCAGCAACATACATTGAAGCCCAATAGTTAGGGTCAGTTGGTTCTACCATACTCCAACCATAAGATTTGTATTGTGACCCTTGCATTAAAGGGTTACGTATTTCTTTGGTTTGGCGTTGCAATGAGGAAGATAGTTTCATTCCTATTGAACCAATAGCACCAGATTTAGAACCTTTGAATTGTAGATTATCTACAACAATGTTATCTTGACCTTGACGTATTTTGTTATACTTGCCACCGCGTGCTTTGGTTGCAGTATCAATTCTTATTAGCATCTCTGCGTACAAGTTTTCTTGTTGATTTAAACTTGCAGACACATCATCTAAGTCTTCTTTAATTTTTTCTATTTTAGCCTGAGTAGTTTTCTTATCAGATGCTTTAATAGTTTTGCTACGAAGTTTGTTTTGTTCTTTTAATAGGTTATTAGATAAACTTTTGTATCTATTTCTAATGATTTCAAGTTCATTCTTTTGCCATTTAACAATAGAATTCCAAGAACTTAATGTTGCTTTAGGGGCATTAATACCCATCTCTTGAGCAATATTATACTTCTCAATACGGTTACTTATGATACTATGATACAGGTTGTTGGTTAGATTCTTTGAACCTTTGGCTAAAGCCATTGCAACTTCCATAATGTTTTTATTATATAATGCTGAACGCATTGTGCCTTCAATAACGTTACGTTGTGGGTAACCAAGACGTAACAATACTGCTGGTCTCCACACTGCATCGAAAGCAAAGTATGCTCTTTGCATAGCATCTTTAACACTATATGTGGCGTTATGTAAGAAACTTAAATCTTCTTTAGCAAATGTTTCGTAAAGTTTAATGTTCAACATTGGCATTGCATCACCAATTTGTGAACTTAATACAGGGTCTGTAACAATCCATTCACCATCATTGTAAGCAAAACCACGTTCACGGTAATGATTTAGAACGTTTGCTCTTCTTTGGTCTATCTTCCATTTGATAACATCGCTCATAGTTTTAGGGGAAGGCACGCCTTCTTTTTTAGCCCAGTTAACTTCTGATGGTGTTAGTTTTCTATTAAGACCATACTTTTTATTGATTGCTTTAACCATAGAGTTTTCTATTTGTATGGCAACAGCAATTCTATCTGCTTCTGTTTGAGCAGACATATATTTATTAATCAGTGCTCTCTTTTGAAAAGCACCTTTATTGTTCTTAAGTGGTCCAACTTGGTCCATAAATGCTATTAGTTCTTCGGCTGAACCTGAAGAAGCAATACCTTTATGTTCTAACCAACCTGAAGGTTTCTGTAATCCAGACCAAGAAACCACTCTAACTGCGTGGTCTTGTAAAGATTTTTTAAATGTTTTAGTGGACCATTCTAGTCCATCAACCCTGTTAAGGTTACCTGTTTTAAGTCTTGATGTTTCGTTAAGGAATGCTTTTGCTTTAGTGTCAGATATACCTGCACGTGCTTTCTCAATGACAGCAAAACGTGATGGCATAATTGCTCTATCACCTATAAATGGTGATTCAAGTGATGCGTCAACTGTACGATTCATTATACTTCTTAGACCAGCACTGCGTACTTTTAGGTCTTCGATAATGTTTTCGTACTTTAAACCTAGTTCTTTATCTTTTAATAGCATCTCGTTAACGTCACCATTGTAACGTAAGTCTGCTACATATTGTAAATCGTGTTTTAAAAGTTTAGGTGATTTGGCTCTATCAATCATATCACTGATTGAGGCTGCTTCTTTTTCAACAAATGCTAATGCTTTTTCGTCCCCAAGCATTGCACGGAAAGCGTTCTCAGCAAGTGGTCTGGCTTTTAAACCATAGTTTGCTTCGTTAATATCACCGAATACACCTGCAACAAGTTCAGGGTTATTAGACATTTTAACAACAGGGTGTTTGTATAATCCTGCAGCATCTGATTGTAAAGCGTAATCAATAAATGCTGATGCACCTTTTGTTGATGTTACTTTTTGTATACCTTGAATGTCACCTAGTGGTGCTTTAGGGCTAACAAGTTTAGCCTTAGCAAGTAAACCTGCTTCTGTTCCTACAACGAAAGGGTCAGCAAACCAGGAAACACCAAAGTCCCCTAGACCTGTTGCCCATTTACCTACAATTTCTTCGTCAAATGCTTTACGTCTTTGGTTTTCATCATAGATGTTAAAGTCTTTACGTCCACCTGTAGGTACATTTGCACCTAATGTTTCTGCTACATTAAATAATTTTCTTGGGATATTTAAAGGAGCAATGTCTGATGCACCAAATGCTGCTTGTGCTGGTGAAATTTTTTGTGCAGGTCCACGATATGTGGCTGCAATGTCTGATAGTTGGAATCCGTCTTTAAATTCTGGGTTGTCTTTGTCAGTTAACAGTAAACCTGTTGATATTCCTGCGCCAACTTTTTGTTGTATCTCACCCATTTTTTCAAGGGCTGCACGTCTACGTGTGTTTTCTGGTGCAACATATTCAAGGGTTTCGCCAACTAATGCTTTACCTTTTTCAATAACATTGTTATCAACCCAATTAGCCCAGTCTGAAACTAAACTCATTCAGTTGATTCCTTTGTTAAAATATTTATAATGTTTTGATGGTCATCTACACTTAACTCATCTATGTGTGCTAGACCCCAGGCAAGACCTGCGTTATCAAAACCGAAAGCGTCAAGATAGTTTGAAAAGTTTACTGCCCATTGTGATACTTGGTCGGACATTACAAACTCCGTAAGTATTTTACAAATGTGCTAAGTGTTGCTGGTGCGCCTTCTTGGTTTGCAGCAGTTTCAATGATTGGTAAATAGTTTGTTAATCTTTGTAAGTCTTGTTTACGTGGGCTTTCAGGTTGACCTGATGCAACGTTTAATCCAACTTCGGCAGGTCCAGGTCCTGCACCAAATGGCATACCAACTTCTGGTGCTTCGTTTGGTCTTTCGGTTGGTGCTGTTATTGATGTTACTTCTGGCATAGGTGTAAGTTTTGCTGACACTTTAGGTTTAACAGGTTTCGCTGCTTTACCTGCCATAGGTGCGCCTCTTTGTTGGTCTAATGTTGCTTGACCTTCACCATATTTTCCACCAGCATAATAACGCATTGCTTGCTTTGAAGGATTCTGGTCTGTTCTTTTAGATTTGTTGCCAATACCTGATACAACTTCTTTAGCCATTTATTATCCTAATTGTGAAAGTAATTCTTGTAATCCTGCTGGGGGTTGTTGAGGTTGTCCTGTTTGAGGGGCTTCTGGGGCGGCAGCGACAGGAGCAGTAGGGACGGACGGCTCAACTGGTGCCATTGGAGGTACCCCAGAAGCAACTTGTGGGGCAGTTGAAGTAGGAGCAGGTGTTGGTGCAAATACTTTAGTTACTGCTTCTTCTATTTGCGTACCTTTTTGTCGCTCTTTTATTACTTCTGCCATTTTCATTGCAAGTTCTGAAGGGTCTTGTCCTTGTGCTACCATTTCTGGGATAGCATTTGCTAATCCAGCCATTGATGCGTTGAGGTTATCTCTCATACGTTGAACATCTATTTGTTGTTGTTCACCTGTTACGTTCATTGACCAAGGAAGTTCGCGCATTACAAAATCTCTTGATATTAAATCTGCACCAAGTGCTTGTAGTGAGAAGATTAAAGCACGACTTGGGTCAAGTCCTGACATTAAACCGTAGCGTACTTGAATTGAGTAGTCGCCTTTAATGTCTCTACGTGAGTCATATTCTAATTCGTATTTTGCACCGTTAGATACGGTGTTAATTTTCTTTGGTCCTGCAAAAAGTTTTTCATCCATTTTGAAACATAATGACATTACGTCTTCAAATGTGTCTGTTAAAATTTGTTGACCAGTTTTAACTTGTGTATCGAATGCGCCAAGTAAGGCTTGTACACCTTGTCCTGTGATAATGGATGCGTCAATTGTTCCTGAACGTCCTTCAGGGTAACGTGCACCCATACGCATTTCTTGTTGTAATAAGGCTGCTTCAGTGAACGCAGCAGGTGGGACTTCTAAGCCTACACGGCGAATGTTCTGCGGTTGAGCGGTCCTTAGCACAGCATCTGGACCAAAAGCGAACTCTTGTAAGTCGTTTGGTACAGCCAATGGTGCGTTGATAGATTTCTCTGCAGCGTCCATTGCTAACTGTGCAAATCTTGCGCGTGCTATTTGTACCCAAAGAACATCATCAAATTGACCACGTGGTTCACTGTCAATTCCTGGGCGCATTGCAACACGTACCATCACTTCACCCATTGGGTTCTCTGTGCTGGTTAAAACTAGGTTACCTCTAGTAGGTAAATATAAAAGGATAACATCTTTATCTTCATAGCGAATCATTTCTAATTCGGAATAAAGGTCAATTTCGTCTAGTTTGTATCCGTTAAGGATTTCTCTTTCAAATTCTGGGAATTCAATAATAAGTTCAGCAATTGTTTTAATGTATCTTTTTGTGAAAGATACTACACGATTGTATCTGTCAAACTCTGGGTATGAACCTAGTGGGTTTTCTACACGGATACGTGGCAGGTTTGATTCTGTGTCTGCTTCAACAACTATTGGTAAGAAACCGTAGGTTCCGTACCAGTCAGCACCTGTGTACATTTGTGTTTGTAAACGTGCGTGTTGAATATAGTTATTTGCGATAAGGGTTTTTGTGTCAGCAAACTTTTTTGCACGGTCAGAGTTAAGTGTTGATGTGCAGTTAAATGATGGTAATGGTGCTAAGACCTCGCTGACGTCACGTGCGGCAACGTCAACGAAGTTTGCAATCATAGCCTTGGTTGCACCCTCTGGAAACATTTCTGGAAATACGTTAACAAGGTTACCCCTGCGTACTTCAAGAATGTCAGCCATACGTGCATCGCGTGATGCGTTGCGACGTTTTAATGCCTCAACTTTGGCTGCAATTCTTGTTATATTTGTTGACACTACTTACCTCTAAATTTTCTTTTTCTAGGTACATAATAATAGTTTAACGTACCATCAGGGTTAGTTCTGTTTTTACTTCTTTCGATTCTTTCGAAACCTTGTTTGATTATATCAGTGTTTCGTTTATCTACTTTTTTTTTGAAGGGTTATACTTCTCTGGAAATTTTCTTCTTAACGCTGAAGTTCTACCAATGTTTCTTTCAAGTTCTGATGTTGGTTGGCTTGCACGAGTTGTTCTTGCAGGTGCTTTAGAGTTACTTAAAGCCTTTCCCATTTTATTAAGGGTTTGGTCAAGTTTCATTTTTCTTGCAGGTATAAGTTTACGAGCAGCAACAACGCCACCTTTGCGTGCTAGTCCTGCACCACCAGTCATTGAAGCAACTGTCACTACACCTTTAGCAACAGACTTTGCTTGTTTAGCAACGTATGCTTTCTTTTGTGCAGGGGTCATTGCTTTAAATTTTTTAGAATTAGCACTGATTGCTTTTTGTACATCAGCAGCCCCACCTTTACGGTTGTATGCTCTTGAGGTACCCATTGATTTCTTTTTATTATCTTTAGCCATTGTTACTCCTTATTGATAAAACATTTCTGATTGTTGTTCAGCAAACGCTTCATCTAAATCAACAATGAATCTGCTTGCTAATTGTTTCCTGCTAGCCCAACGTGAGGTCATATAGTTTGTGGTGGAACCTGAACGTTCAACCCATTCCCTTACAACAATCTCGCAGAACCATAAAGCCATAACCATATCAAATGGTTGACCTTTTCTCATATCTGGTTTCCAGACAATGAGTTGGTTAATTAAAGCCTTAACACCTTCACTATTGCTAGTTGAAGGTAAATCTATGAGGTTGGAGTTTCTAACGAATTTGTTTTCGCTAGACGTTCCAAACAACGGAGCCATCGATGCAATCCCAAAATCGACGTCCCATTTGTTGTTACCAGTGAAGTGCTCACGAAATACGATTCCACGAGAAGCAAGAAATTCACGTATCGCTTCGTCTTTCGTAAGGAATAACTGAAACGCATTTTTCTCCACTACAACAACGTTAGGTTGATATTTGATTGTCCACTCTTGAATTAAGTTTCGAATTTTTTCAGGGGTTGGTTCGGTCATATTAATGGCATCAAGGATGTAACGTTTTTTAGTTTCAACATCTACAGCCACTATAACGGCTGCTGTGGCACCAGACATTGCAGGGTCCATACCCATAACAATACGGAACGTGCCATCATCAGGGTGACCTGGTGAACCTAAACGTAAAGGACCAACTTTACGCATACCACTTATAGAACTCTGAACACATACAGGTGGGAATATGGAATCCTGTTCAACATCTTGTTGCTGGTATACCATAGCCCAAGTTTGGGGTGTGACTTCTGAGCGACGTTGGTAAAGCGCAGGACCATCCCACTTTGGATAGAGTCCATCAGAATCAGGTGTGGTGTCCTCGTCACCGTCCCAAGGACGGTCGCTTCGAGACCAGAGCGTCACCCAGTCGTCACTTTTGTCCGCAACCTCAAGAACTGCTGGCATAGCCAAATAGGTGAAAGGGGTTTTGCCCCCAGACCAATGTTCTGGATTGCGAAGTTCACGGTACAAGTCATTAGATGCAATGCGTGTACCAACAATAAGAAGTTTACCGTTTTTACCAAGACGTGTAATAACTTCTTGCTGTAACCACTTGATTTGCTTTTCCCATTCGTGGGCGTTAGCACCAGTGATACAGTCATCAAGAATAATTAAATCGGCGCGTGCACCGTAAATTTGTCCACCCATACCCAAGGCTTGAATAGTTGGGTCTTTCTCAGAAGAGTCCCTAGCCTCAGAACCAAGATACACTGTGTCAGTGCGCCAAGTATCAGCATCTTCCTGCCAACCACCCTCAGGACCATACATTGCCTGAAGTTTCTGCCACCTAGGATGAGACAATCTTTGTTTGATAGCGTAAACAAATTCGCGTGCCTTATACAAAGTCTTAGACACAATGATAATACGAACATTAGGATTAAGAGCAATCCTATATGTTGAGTAGTTAATGGTCACAGTGGTGGACTTGGCGTGCTCAGGGGGAATATTAATCAAAACCCTATTACGCGCAGCAGGCTCATACACCATAGAAGGATGAACCCACGCAGGCTCTCCTTTTTCCAACAGGCTAATAAAATTCTCTTGATGGGGAAAAACCTTCATCTCCAAATACTGCTCAGAAAACTCTTTAAACGTTATATCAAACTTATCAGACGACTTCTTACCAGCCCGAACCTCATCCCTAGAGATACGAGCATCATCCAAAAGTTCGCGAAATTTTTTATCAGTCTTAGTCCAATACTTTACCGTGTCAGGTTTAACCCCAGCCACCTTCGAAGCATCAGCCACAGTCATCCCAGACCCCAAAGCCTTAAGGAAATCGTCCTTCCTTTGGGCACTCAGTTCCCTAGTATGGTGCGCATCCCCAGCCCTAGCCGACATATTATAAACCACCAATATTATATAATATAAGGAAATCGCAACAAGCGATTTCCATTAAACACTACCCCTTTCGCCACAGGCGTCAGGGCGAAAGCAATATAATAAAAACCCTTACACTATATCTAACCTGTTACCAAGCAAAAAGGTAACACATTTATACCAAAAAAGTCTATTGTTGCAGGTCAGGCAGGGTCCAAACAACCACCAAAAGTTCCAAATCGGAGGAACAGGGCAGTGGTATTTGTTGTATTTAACACTCTGGGGTTTGTTTATTTACCCACTACAACTAGGCATTAGGTAATAAATAACTAAACAACTACAACTAACTAAGTAGTAATGGTTGTC